ATCCTCTATCGTTTACAAAGAAAAAATTCTCGTCTCTTTCGGGTTCTACATTTTGATTTATGTCGCCATAGTCAATATTTTCACTAGATCCCACGGTGATATCCCCACCGTCAAATGTAGTGAATACGTCTATCTTCGTATTGTCATAGACGAATACTGTCAATGAGTTCTCCGAATAAAAAGACCCTGCCTTAGTTATAAAGCAGAGTCCACATATTGATATTTAGTGTTTCTATTAGTCGAGTGCGACGTTTAGAGTAATCTTGATTTGGTCTCCATTGTTCTGAATGTTGTATGGGCCGTTTGTGAATCTTTCAGCGTACATGATAGAACTGTAAAGAGTCGCAGTGTTTAATCCCAAGTTACCGTTTGATGTAGCAGTTAGAGATGGAGTTGTTACAAACTCATCTGCGTTTGGTACATTAAAGACAGTGTAAACATTAGATTCAAGAGTTGTATTACCTGTACCAGCGTTAACATAAAGGATGTCTCCAGCCTTTAATCCGTGGTTAGTAATAGAAATCTTACCGAAACTGAATGTGACTGATGGGTCAGTCGCAACCTGTATGTTATCAACCAGAGGTTTATCAATGTAAATCGTTCGATACGCTCGGTCAATACCAATTATCTTCGTTCCAGTAGCAACACCAGCGTTACCAGCAACGAACTGACCAAGAGTTAGATCATCGATGCTAACCTGTGGGTCAATGGTGATGTAAGAGTTACCAACAATACCGATACATGGGTCGGTGTTATTACCTTTAGTAACTGTGGTTCCAATACCAACACTTGCACCGTGTACAACACCCTGTACTGCGACAGGCATGTTATTTGCACGAGTTACATAGTAACCGTAGATGTTTCCAGCAGGGCCAGTGAAAGTAAAAGTCTGTTCTGGATATGTAGCAGTTGTTCCAGATCCAACGTTCTTAATTACCCATCTAGATCCGTTTAACAAGATACCGTACTGCTGGTTGTAATCTTGGTCTGATCTGTTGTTTACACAAACAGGATAACCAGTGTTTGCAGTAGTACCGTAACCATTAACGTTTCCGTCAATATAGGGCTCAAAGTATGTTGTTGCAGACGGAACATCTCCCTCGGCAGGAGTTGTGTTACTTGTGAAAAGTTTTAACACAAGATTTCGCGGTGATGTATCTTCTAAATCTGCGACAAAGTTATTCTGAGCAATCAGATAACGTAGCGACTCAATTTCACCAATATTAGGAACGAGTAATGCCATTGAAAAACTACCTCTAGGGGTCTAGTTGAACTAAGAACTATCTTTATTTATAATTTTAATTTTAGAGAGATTAGTATCCTTCTAATATTGTTCACGCTTATCACGTTGAAACGGAGAATATCTCCCGCTACAATCGTGGATGTCCAATTATTTAGGACATCATCAAAGTATTTATCAGTATTGGTAAGTTGAACTCTATTTCCACCAGTCATGGTAGAAAAATTAGGATAATCAGCAAAAGTTGTTTTCTCTATTTCAAATGTAATATCACCAGTCTGATCAGACAAAACTCTGATCTGTTCTATTACACCAGTAACATCTATGGTTAACTTACCTTTGTCTCCAGTTTGCATTGGGAGACTTCCACTATCGATAACATAGTTGACAGTTCGTGTCAAATCTGCGGCTGCAGCTAAAGCAATAATAACTATGTCATCTGAGTTTGCTGGAGCAGTTGTAAACACAATCTGATCCCCAGATATATTGTAATCGTTTGATGGATCTAAGAAAAGACCATTTTTAGTTACAATAAGTTGTTGGTTGTTGTTAGGAGAGTAGGGTGCTCCTTGATCATTTAATGAAAATGTAGTTTCAGACCCATCTTGTGCTGGAGTCTTTCCTATCAATATGTTCCCATACTGAATAGACTTAGAGGGAATCTCATAGTCTACACCGACATTGTATCTGCCAGGTTCGTTAAGGGTTACTAAGTAATCTGCCATTATGTTACGCCTGGAATTACGAGAACATTTCCTTGTATTGGTCTAGTCTTGTACGCATTAGGCGATGTCAAAACCAGATCATACACATATCTTCCTCCTTCTATTGTAGATGTGACAGTCGATGCCAACGCTACTTTTATCTGTCCATTAACTCTATTAGGAAATGACACAACAAAAGAATTGAACTTTGTTGCCTCTGGATGTTTCTTTATTTTAGCTTCTCCAGTGTATCCAGTTAAATTTAAAGAACTTTGATCTTCATTTCTAACAGTAAAAGTTGCCTCAAAATCTACACCTTGATCTAAAACTAAATTGATGTTCCTAGCTGTCATCTTTCAAGAGGAGTTTTAGTTATTTATCTAATTTACTTAAAATTAGCTTCATCATATCCTTGAGTTCATCAACGTCATCCTTTAGTTTATCCATTTCACTTACCTCTTTCATTTTATTTTCTTTCATTTTGAGGTAGTTATTGTATGCAGCATCATTACAATTCAATATAGCACCACTCTCTTCATCTCTATAAAGAGAATTACTATCTTTCACTTTTACTTTTTTCATTAGATAGATGCGATAGCTCTTAGATCACGGATCTTTGGAACATAAGCAAAGTTAGTTCCCGACATGATAATTTTAATCTGGAATCCGTTACACTGTGGTAGATCTTTTATATTGAACTCATATTCTTTATAGTCTTGATCTGTCTGAGATGCTAAGATTCTTCTGTCTGGTTTACCATTATTCTTAGCTGGATCAATTACAACACCATTAGAATCTAGGTTTTCAAAGCCAGGGAATAGTTCAAATAATTGATACTGTGGTGGAGCATCAATTCTGAATACTCTGTATAATACTCTAATATCATTAGTAGAGTGTCTGTAAGCATCAAACATAACCTTCAAACCATCTGCAGCCTTCTCAAGGGATACTACTTTAGAAAGATAAATTGCTGCACTTGGATCAGCGTCAAGGGAGTTGACTCTGGAATCTGTAGCATAATCTGTAATTTTAGAGTTAAGTCTGTCCATAACAGTGACCATATTGACTCTATCCAAGTCAATCATAGGACTTACTTTTGTATCTTGTGTAGTTAAGAAAGCTTGTAGTGTAAATGATTTTCTGCCAGGGAAATCAACCAACTTATCTAATTCATTTGTTTTAGATGCAATAATTCTAGGAGTGGGTAGAACATTATTGCTGTTTAATGATATACTCTCAAATCCCTGATCCACAAATCCACTTAAGTTTCCATCAGGACTATTACCACTAAATGTTCTCATTCTACCTGATATATCTGTTCCATCAGGAAGTAAAGTAGAAAAATTAGGTCTAACAATGTTGAACGCAATATTTTGTGTTGCCATTGGCCCATATGGTGTTCCAACTTGTACATACTGTTGATCATAACTACCACCAGACTTAGTTTCTCTAAAGAACAATTCTGGTAATCCACTAGCATTTCCAGTTGATCTGTCTAGTCCACGGCTAGAAATACCAACCTTCAACCAGTAGTGGTCTACATCAACTGGATACTTAGAAGTGTCTGTGTCAGACATCTTATGAGATGTATTAATTCTTCTCAAAGATACGCTATTCATTTCATACTTGAATATCTTATCATTGATGTTATAGTCACCAGCTTTGGTTTCATCCATAGATCTTGTGATATTGTTCAATGATGAAGATGAAGTGGTAACACCAGTGTATCTAATGATCTCATTTCCAATTTTTGCATAGCCTGGGTTTGAAGCATTAACTTCTGCACCCTCAAACGAAGTAAATATACCAACAGCTGTTACTGTGATATCACTTGTACTTGAAGAATCTACCGTAGCAGTTAGTTTCTCAGGTTTAACATCACCCTCTACTCCAGAAAGAATAACTTTATCTAAAGGAGAGTACATACCATGATTATTATGTCTTACACGGAAATGTAATCCATCGTTGATGTCATTAAGATATCTAATAGCTCCACCACTTACAACACTGGTTCCGCCTCCACCAACATATACAATAGCAGATGATGAGTCAACTTTAGGTTTACCCTGAATATTGTTCAGGACTAATGTATTGAAGGCACTTATAACACCAACATTATTAGGAATACTTAATTCAAGATTCTTACCAAAACCACCAGTGTTTGTTGCAGATACTGTAAGTACATCACCAGCTGAATATCCAGTTCCACCAATAGCGACTGTTGCTGCAACACCTACTCCACCATTTACAGTTAAGTTTACAGTTGCACCAGTTCCTCTTCCAAATTTTGATATTAAAGGTATATTGGAGTAAACAACAGATGTTGTAGCAAATCCAGTACCAGAATTTGTGATTGTTAGATTACTACCGATACCGATTGCACCAAGAAGTTTATTCAAGTTCGCCTTGAAGTTTGGATTACTCTGTTGATAGATTGTAGTTCCTTCTGTTAAACCAGTTTGTTCAGCAGTTGTCAAACTTTTTGCTAATCCTACAACAGCGTTGTATGAAACCATGTCGATTGGATTAGGAACAAGAGAAACAATCTGTCTGTTTCCAATATCTAAATCAGGATTATAGAAATTAACACTACCAGAATTTGCAGTAAATTCCGCTCTGTATAAATTGAACTTCAAGTCTTCTAACTGACTAGGATCCCATGTAGCACCGTTCTGTGATTTGAATAGTGAACCAAGTAGAGGTTGTTGAGATACAATAATCTTTTCAGAATCTGCAGCATTGACTGTGGTGATATCTTCTTCACCCATCCTAGAGATGTACACAAAATATTCGTTAGATGCAGAAAGAAGAACAAGAGCAAACTCTCCTCCACCTTCACAATAAACAGGTGATGGGAATGTAAATGTTGTAGCTTTAGATCCATCATCAGATAAGACAACTTCATCAGGGTCAAGAATACACTCACCAAATGGTAATATTTCTTGAGTAGGTAAACCAGTCTGTAGTGTTCTTACTTGAAGTGTAACAGGCAATTCATTTGTGTCCTTCGCTGAGAAATAGACATCACACTTAGTTAAGTAGACTCCATTAACATCAGGAACTTCAAATGACTGTGCAAGAGGGTCAACCCATCTTGTTTGTCGAGTTGTTCTTTGATTAAATGCAACGTTTACTACTTCTCTTGTATCTGTGCTTGATATTTGTCTAGAATCAGATTGTGGTATTCTTTGAACATCTGCGTTTCTTGTTCTGAGAGTAGATGCCTCAACTGTCTGTAAAGTTCCAGAAGCAGTGAAATTAGCTGAACCTTCACTATCTGTGAATCCAGAGATAGTTTGATTAGTAGAACTGGATGATAATGTAAACGTCTTAGTACCAGTGTTGAATGTAGGTGCAGAAGGGACTGTTGGATCGGGTAAGAATAGAGAACCTATAAGAACTCCTGCCTTATCTGTAATAAGTCTGATATTGGATACTGTTGCAATAGCACCACTGGATTGACCAATTAACTTCATTCCAGTAGTAATGTATCCATAGAATCCAGATGCAGCTTGAAGTTCTAAGGATGCAGTATCAACGTTTAGAATTGTAGTTGTTGACGAATATGTTGATGATATAGCAGAAGATGGTTCGTATGGATTTTGTTTATATGTTTGTGTTGGTGCATTGTATGGGCCATACTTATGGTTCTGATTGGCCAATCTAAATCTAATTGCATCATTATTTGAGTTAGGACGACTTCCTTCGACAATTTCACCAGCACCAAACGTACCAGATACCATTGTGACTTCAACAAGTTTAGGCACAACAAATCTTGCCATGTCAATGTTATCGAAGAATGGATATAATCTTGTATTTGGTTTCAATCTTCTACAAACAAATTCAATGTTTCTAGATCTCATTGTAGCGACAACTTCTGTGTTAACTACTTTATCGCCAAGACTTGTAGTGTCAAATCTCTCACCAACTCTAAATTGAATACCCTCTCTAGTTTGATTGCTTCTAGTAACTGTAGTCTCAGTTCTAAATACCTCTCTTCTGTCCAAGAATTGTGTAGTTGTAGTGATTGGAATACCACCTCTACGAGGGCCTACAAATGGGCCACGTTTTTGAACTCTTCTTGAAAGAACTGTTGATTGTGTTTCAACCCTAGTAGCAGGGCCTAATGTTGAACTTCTTCCTGTCCATGTAGTTTCCCAACCACCCCAGTCAACAGGTGAAAGACCAGTATTACTATCAGCGCCAGTCATTCCCATCATTGAATTGAAACTACCTTCAATATCGTATGTTGCAGAAGTTCTTCTAGTTTCAATCCATGTATCAGTTGCAGGGTTTAGTTCAACTTGTCCAATCCAGTTTACAACAGCAAATGGGTTTACGTTTACAATTCTAGTAGCAAATTTGTTTTCTAGGAAAATAGTGTCATCATAATTCAAACATACAACATCACCAACTCTTCTAACATTAGAATCACCTAAGTCGCCTGCAAATCTATAGTCCGCTGATGGATTAGATGATGTTGCGGCACCAACGATAGCTTCTGATCCAAGTAATAAATCAATAGAAGTTGTATAGTGCTGTGGTCTTAATCTTCCTTCAGTAGAGTCAATAGATGCTTTAAATTGTCTATTTGTGACATCACCAGAAGTCACAGACTTAAAGTTGTCAACGAAGAATCCAGACTTAAATCTATCAAGGTTAGTCTGTGGATCACGAAGAGACATATTAGTTGTTTCTACTTCAAGTAAAGACAAAGATGTATAGTATTCAATATTCTTAACTCTATCCTCAATAGTAGCGATATCCTTCATTCGGAATCGTTTGTGTTTAGCGATAGTTAATTTTACATCATCTGTGTTATAAACATAAGGAGGCATCTCAATGGTAGCCACTTCTAATGCATTGTCTATCGTGTTTGGTAGTTTTGGATAGACTGCTGGTGCTCCCTTTAATATTGAGAAAATACCTTCTTTACTTAAGAAAAGTTTGTCTATTCTGCCAAGGTAGTAATCATATGAAATATTGAATGACTTATCCTGTGCAATAATATGTGATGTGGAGGATGTACCAGACTCAAATTGTCTAGCAAAGAACTCGCCAGGAGATCTACTTGCAACAGCACTAGTTACTCTTGGTCTTAAATCAATAATATCAGAAGCATATATTCCACCCACAGTAGGTAAACTGTTCTTATATAAACTAGAGTCATATGAATTTACAGTTACAAAGTCGCCTGGGTCTGCAGCATCAATTACATAGTTATTGTAAATGACTGTAATTCTTCTTGTGGGAGCTTCAGTTCCTTGTTTTCTAACGATATAAGAGAAGTCAACATAATCCATTTCTTGGCCAGGATCAAACTCAAAGTCATTCTGAATATCCTTATCGCCAGGAATAAATGTCTGAACTACACCTTGTACATTTGTTTCTTCAAAAGTAACTTCTTCGCCAACTTCAAATGTATTTTCATTCTGGTAAACGAAATTAACTTCATTAGATCCATTTGTTGATACAAATACAGCAGATGCACCAGAGTTTTTACCAATTATATTCTCACCTCGTAGAGCATTAAGAATATTGGTATTCAAACCAGTAAGTTGGAGAATAGGTAACTGAGGGTCATCAGTAGTTGAAGATTCTAAGATAGCAAGAACATAAGCAACATCACAAACGCCTAAGGATATTCTCTTGTCTTGCACTCGATTACCATAGACTCCATCATAAGTTAATCCATCATTTAACTTCATTAATCCAGTGCCTGACTGGGTTTTTGCGGACTTATTAACTGTGTAAGTTGTTGCTCTGTTTAATACTTTTGATTTTGGTTTTACATTTACTTTCTTCCAAGTAACTGTTAAAACTGCAGCACCAGAGGCAACAGATAATCCAGATAAGGTTACTGTTCTTCCACTAACTGTAAGTTTTTGATCTGTTAAGTTTTCTACAACACCAGTTGTTTTGAATGACAAGTTATAATCTTCTTCATCAAATGGTTCTAAGTTTAAATCAGCATCTGTTTCTAATGTTCCACTAAAGGCATTATTAGCAACAGTGATCGAATATGACTTTCTAAATATAAGATTCGCACCATTTGTGTCTACGCTCGCAACATTAGGTCTAGTCAATTCACTGAATAAAAATGCAGTAGAGTTATTCTTAACTTCTAAAGTAACCTTGAATAAGTCATTTACATTAACATCAGCAGATGGTAATGCACCTGAGTTGACGTTAGTAACATCAGGGACAGCTTCGAGAGTAATATTCGTAGCAGTCTGAGCCGTGACACGGTTGAATGTTGGAACATTATTACCAGATACACTGTATTGAATGATGTCTCCAGTTTTAATTCCAGCACTACCAAAGTTTGCACTAGGAGAAGTGATTGTAGATGCACCACCAGATTTTGCACTTACAGTGAATTGTGTTGCAATCGGAGCAATCAGATGTCCTAATCCTAAAACAGGGTCAGCACTAAACTTGTAATTGGTAGGATCATTTCCTACTAACTGTTTAATATCATCAACCCCATAGTCTTCTACTCTATTAATACTTCTGGATACATCGACACCATTTATTTCTATCTGTTCTCCAGCTTGGAACTGCCCGTTTACTTGATATAAAACTAACTGTGTAGAATTATTTGAGGCTTCGTAAGCATATCCTGTTGCACTACTATTTTTACCCTCAATAAAGGAAGGAACAGTTACGCTGGTTCCTGTGTTTAGTTGAAGGTATGTGAATGTTTGAATATCATAAAGAGATGATTCAAAGACTGTTGCTGAATCTGCATATCCAACATTCTTTACTTTGATATCATATAATCTAGCAACACCAATTTGTTCACCATTACCTTCCCCAACAGTTGCAGTTCTCTTGTTGAAGAGATTTACATATGAGTCTGTGCCTATTCCTATAGGGGGTGAACCACTTACATGATTGAGTTCTATTTTTCTACCAATACTGAATGGTATAGATTCGTTGAATACTCTATCAGTAGTTCTTGGTTTCTCTACGTCTATGGATGTGGTGCTGATTGTTTCTACTTCATATCCTTTTACATAAGCTTTTCCTGGCCCTACGTTCAAAGTCATTAAATCATCTGTAGGAACATTACCCTGTTGAGTTAATTGATTTGAGTAGAAGGCACCATCATTACCAACTCTGTTGTTTAAAGATTCTTTAGTGGAAACACTAAATGGATTTACATAGTAATGTCCTGATTCATCAAATGTTCTCTTCGCTAATTCATCACGGATTAAATTGTAGTTTGATTCTTTAACAAATTTCTGTAATTCACCATTATCAATCCTCATCAATTCTACAAAGTTCTCATCATTTAGATCTGTGAGAGATTTCTTAATTAGAGTTGTAGATAGTTTGAATCTATCAGCACCAGGCGCTGCAAAGTTTGAGAATCCTCTTGCATTATCATATAGATCGTTGTCAGATGCAGAAGCAGTAACTAACTCTTCTTTTACCAATAAACCAACTCTGTATGATGGTGCATTACTATACTGATCTAGTATAACTGTGGAGTCAGCAACGGTGACAAAAAATCCTCTGATAAAATAGACACCCTGAGCAATCTTTGCAGCCGCACCAGTAGCTGTTGAGTTAGATATGATTGTTGTCGCAAAACTAGCACCAGATCTGATGCTAGAAAGGGAATAGTTTAAATCTTCTTCTAATATTAAGTTTTCACCATCTGCAAAGATTACCCTAGAAAAATCAGTATCACTAGAACTTTGATACTTGATGTATAGAGTATATGCACCTTTAGATGATTCTCTATTTGTAATATAATTTTCTACTTTAGCAGTAACACCACTAGTTTCACCTTTAATCTTCTTTCCAATCAAGTTCTCTAGGTAAAGAGATACAGGAATACCTAAGTGAGTATCATCAATTTGTACAGCAGTGTAGTCCGAATCATATGCGATTTGGCCAGGAATTACAACAGAACCTTCCTTAAAGAAATGCTTACCAAATTTTTCAATCTGGTTCTGTAGAATAGATTGAAGTGTGGTAAGTTCTCTAGACTGTACAGGTAAGCCTGGTTTGAATAGTACCCTCTGATAATTTTTTAGTTCTTCAAAATCATCAAAGTATGGAGATGAATTTAAGTTGGTATTCTGTGGCATTTGCTTTTAAAACTCCAGCACTATTTTGATGTCTTCTTTTTGACTTGCGGATCTAGGAATCGCAGTTCTGTTATCAATATAGATTATTTCACCTGACTTAGTATTAAATTCTGCTGATGATATACCAGCACTAAAACTCATACCAAGTTGATATGTCTTATTATTTATTGAGGTACTGACACCGTTATAAGAGGTGTCAACAGACAACATTGAACCAACTACAGAAGAACCAATAATTGTAACTCCGTAGCCTGGATCTGGATTAGATGTAAATGGAATTATCTTATAACCAGTAGCACTTGATGCTGCACCAGCTGGTTGATAATACTTCAATACTCCAGTAACTTTGTCCCATGATGCAACATATCCTATCGCAGTAGATCCTAAACCAACTGTTTGTGTTATCTGAGAGTCAACGGCATAAGTTGTAGCTGTTGTTACACCAGCAAGTTTAATTGCTTTTAGACCACTCACCATTGCAGTGTCTAGTAATTCTGTACTACTACCGAATACGGTGGGATTTTTTATAAGACCAACTCTAGCAAAGTCATTACCTTCAATGATATCAGGGTTAGTTTCTATTGTTTCAAATCTTGAATATAATAACGCTCTGTATGCTCCTAATTCTCTATAGACATCATACCCATGTCCCCCCTTTGGTGGAATTATAACACTGAAACCAGCGATAGATGTCGTTCCTATTCCTGTGTTGGTAAGGTTAGCAAGAACACCGCCAGACTCAGAGCCAGGAGCGCCTGGAAAGAACTGTATAGATCCGTGGGTGTATCCTTCTCCTCCATCTGTAACAAATACTTCAGATACCTTTCCGAAAGAATCAATCGTAATTGTAGCCTTTCCTCCTGATCCATCTCCGAGAATCGGAACATTGGCAAAAGATGTACTGATCGGTTGATAGTTAGAGCCTCGATCATTGACAACAATAACTTCGATCTTTCCATCTATAGCATTAGCCTGTGTTGCAACAGTCTCGCCCTCAGCCCCCCAGTTTTCGGGCACTGGTATGTATTCAATAGAGTCAAATTTAACGATTTCGGATGGCTTAATCGTGTAAAGGTATTTCCAAACATAACCATCGCCACTAGTGCCAGCTGCCCTTGGTTCAAGGTCAACAAATGTGGGTTGGTCATATGAAGGCCTCCCCTTTGGGTTCTCTGGGTCTGATCCATTTTGTAGACAAACGTAAACTTTCAAGTCTTCATTCACTATGTAGTAATTTGCTTCATACAAACTACCTTGTGAAGTAATTGGTGTGAGATTGTAAATATTATAGTCATGTCTGTACATCTCATAGGTTGTTCCAGCTACCCACTTTACCTTCCTTACAAGTCTACGAACATCTTTATCTGTAACCTTCTTCATCGCAATGATAGACTCTTTTATGGAGTATTCTTCCTCGAATCCATCTAGAGGTGCAGGGGTGTTGGTGGCCCATGTGGCAGTACCGCCTGCCGCTGGTTCGATGGAATTTGGTAATCCCATGAAAGCATAATATTTGTTTACAGTAGATCCGACTCCGACAAAACTTTTCACAAAAGTCTCGGCATTTAGAATTCTAAACTGTTCGGATATAATAGCAGGCATTTTAAAAAAACGTTTTTTTCTTTTATTTAGTGGTTAAGTTAATGGTTTCTTTCTAGAAACTACAGATGCTGTAGATAATCCAGTATTACCATTCATGTTATTGACGAAAAATTCTTCGGGATTTCCAGAACCACGATTCTGATATCCATAGATTTGACCCCAACTATATTTACCCCAGAAGGTATCTGTGTTTGCTGTTACAGCAAGACCAACTTGAATTACATTGTTACCGTATGATATAGGGCCAGGCAAGAACGCACACGTTACAGTGGCAAGTCCAGAGACTGCATCGCCAGGAGTGATTGTTTCTACTCTGAATACACCTCCCAAATAGTCACCCTCAGTCACCATTCCAACGGCTACATTTGAACCACTAGAAGTTGTAATACCAGTAAGTGCATGACCAACAACTAAAGGACTATCGTAGATGGTGAAGAAGTCACCTTTCTGTAATCCAGTGAAATTCACTCCAAGCTGGTTGAGTGAAGAATATCCATATCCCAAGTTAGTGTTATCATTGAATTGAGATTTCAATGTAAATGCTAATCTAGGTAATACGTTGGCAGTGCCTGGCAACCATGTATTTATTCCTACAATATCACCAAAGTCTCCTTTTGCATTTATAGAGAATATATCTTCTCTCCTAGTCTTGTCAGTTTGAACAAGAACTGGGGGTGAACTACCAACATCATAACCAAATCCACCATCTGTAACTGTTACAGAGGTTATTACACCAGCAGTTACCGATGCAGTTGCAGTCGCTCTGTTGATAACTGGGTCAGCATAGAATTGAGTTGTTCCACTACCTACAGCGAGTATTCTTGTGCTATTGAAATCACCATATGGTGTATTCGCAATATCACGAATTTCGTTTGGATGTGTTATATCTCTCTTATTCCAGTTTGCTAGGTCAAATGAGTAGTAAACATCTCCTACTGTACTAATACCGATGTAGAAGTTGTTGAAGTATTTAATTTTAGCGAAGTCAAATGTTGCAGGGTGTTGTGTGCCAGCTGGTAATTGTTGACTGTAAGGTTGCCAGAAATTCTTGTCAGTAGAAAGACCAATGGTTCCGTTGTTACCAACAAAGATAAATTTACTACCATCATAAATGACATCATTAATATCTTGAACTGTATTACTTACCTTATCTGACCAAATTAGACCATCATTAGAAGCAATAACAGCACCACCATTACCAACTGCAATGAATTCTGCTTGTCCGTATGCGATAGAGTTCAATGTTTCTAGAGTTCCAGAGTATTGACTGAATGCCTCTGCTGTTGTCATACCAACCGCAGTAAAGATAGATCCAGCAGCACCAACTGCAACCCATGTATCTCTTGATCTCTCCCAGATAACATCCTTAAAACTACCAGTATATGTACTATCAAATGTATTGGTTACGTTTATTGCAGGGATTACTCTCTTCTCTTTCAAATCAATAGGAGTCCAAGCAGACATACTATTACCAACTGCAACTGATCTTGCCATTGAAGCACCATCTCCAACTGCCATGACATAATTGACGTTAGTATTACCTTGTGAGTATCCCATACCCACACCATTAAACTGAACTGTATTACCAAATCCTATTTGTCCTCTTTCCCAGAAAGTACCACTCTTAGTGTTCATGTAGTAACTACTTGAACCAACAGCAACATATGGTTCTGACTGTGTGATTGCTTTGAAATTTACCGCCTGAATAATACCACTGATACCATCAAACTGCCAATCCTTAATTGGGTCTTTACGATTGATCTTAGCATTTGATATTGAAATTTCTGGATTTGTAATTGAATATCCAGTACCACCAAAACTTACAGTCAGAGATGATATACTTGAGGATGTAGAAACAATAGATGTTACTACGCCTGGTATGATTTCATTATCATCGAATATCTGAATAGTATTTTCTGCTTGTATGAGTTTATCAATAGCGTTGAATAATGGATACACATTGTTGACGTAAATGGTATCATCAGTCTTACCAACATTTTTAATTAGTCTGGTTGTAGGTAGAACCTTACTCTTCAAACTAGGTCTTGCCTTCGATACTAATACACCAGAAAGAATTTGATCACCTCTCTGTTTCTCCCATGAAAGGGGTCTATCAGCGTCTTGTGCAGTGTTGATTCCAATGCTATTATATGTGAATGTTTCTAAGAGATCGGAAGCAACGATTCTCTTACTTGTTCTCTCGAACTGATCTACGTCTGTTACATCAAATCTGTTTTCTTTAATTTGGACTGTATCACCAGGCTTCAATGACTGAACTGGTTCAACAGTTTCAACATCTCTCTTAGATCCTCTAAAGTAGAATACAGAACACTTAGAATTTGGTTTTGGTGCTTCAGTAAATATAACTCTACTACCCTTGTATATGTAAGAGGTCTGTGGTGTTTGTAAAATATCATTAATGTAGATGAAGATATTATTTGTAATATCCATATCACTACCAGGCAATGTCTTGAGACTTAAGATCTCTGTCACACCGCTAGTTGTTACTGATAGAGTAAACTTCTTACGAGTTCCGTTAAAGAATGGTGCGATGTCGTCAAACAATATGAACTGGCCAGGATAGAATCCAGAGAAACTATCATTCTCTAATTCTTCAACTGTTAGCTTGAATTCTGTTAATACACCTACTCTTGGGTCTGTTGCAATACCAGAAACTGTTAAATTATCACCAACCTTGAATGCTGTTCCTTCCTCAAGAATATTAAACTCTGAAATATTACCATCAACATTGATACGGAAATCAATCTTAGAGTTTGTTCCAATACCTGAATTACCTGAAGCATACACCAGATTTCTATTGAACATCTTGTCTGGTTCTGCAATATCAACAAATACAGGTTTAGTAACTTCGCCACCTCTCTTATACAATGCTTTTTGTGTTGTTAATCCAGCATTAACTCGGAAGGTCGCAGAATCTAGTTTCTCAATTACATCATACCCAGAGAATCCTTGTTCTATAGATGATGCAATTCTCTTACCTTTTTGTGATAATCCAGCTCTTGCATAGTTGTGATCTACAGTTGAAATACCAACATTAACAACATATGTTTTACTGTCGATAATCTTATCTACAAATGTACCACCAGCAGCAAAGTCAGTTCCACTAGGAGAATTATTATTAAGTCTAGGTGCAAGTATGACACCTTGAATTTTACCACCAGAGTTATAGAAACTAGGTGTGGTAGATGGCCCTACCTGTGTTTCAATAGTATTATTGTCAATGACTCTAGTAATCAGAGATCCATTGTAATAAGGATCTCCCCCTTTTGGATAGAATTGTTTTGTAGTATAGTTATCCTGTGAGCATGAGAATAAAATTCCCTCAGTTCTTAATTTTACATTTCTACCAACACCAGCAGCAGTTGTAATACCATGAACAACTGGTAAGAATGCTGTCATGATACCTATAGACTCATGATAGTCTGCGTGGTTAATATTATATGCAACCCTAGTAGAAACACCAACATTCAAAGTTACGTTGTTAGATGTTACAGAAGTTGGATATAATGCAGTGTTATGTGCAGGGTCTGTAGTTCTAGGATATGGATGTTCTGTTGCATATTGATCCATAGAGCAAGAGTAAATCAATCCACCTGTCACTAAACCAACTGATGTTGTGGTAGATAATCCATGTGATGAGTCAGTGGTTATCGTTGCCAATCCACTGTTTGCATCATAGGTAGCATTCGTTACATTGAACTTAACTCTAGATGTAATACCAACATTGATTGTGAATGTATCCAAGGTAGAGGTGACAACACCAACTTCTACATTGTGTATTGGGTCAGTGCTTCTAGGATATGTGTGATCTGTTGCATATCCGTCCTGAGCACATCTAAATGTGTATGAATCTGTAGCAAGACCTATGGTATCTCTAGCAATCAACAATCCGCCGAGTTTTGCGTTTTCAAATGTATGAAGATAATTACCACCACTAATGACTGCATTGTTGACAGAGGAGACTAGAATATGTTCAGTCTGATTAGATGATGTTCCTACGTCCAGAGTAATGGTGGTATCTGTAGTAGCAGTAATCTTAACAGCAGTATTGTAAGCAGGATCTGGGCCATTAAGACCAGATTTCCTTGGGTAATAGTGGAATGTCGCATGATTGTCTAAAGCGCAAGTAAATTTGAATCCATTTGTTTTTAACTTGACAGAAGTTCCTTTTTGGAGTGTATGAGATCCAATATCAATCGTCAT